GGTGTTCAACTAGGCGTGTCAACTCGTGGTATGGGTAGCCTTGAGGAAAAGAATGGCGCTATGTACGTCAAAGACGACTTCATTCTTAACACGGTTGATATCGTGCAAGATCCATCTGCACCAACAGCTTTTGTCAATGGAATAATGGAAGGTGTTGAGTGGGTCTGGAATAATGGTGTTATTGAGCCTCAAGTAATTGAACAAATGGAGACTGAAATTAAAAAAGCTCCACGCGCTGGCCTCTATGAGGCTCAGATTCGTGAGTTTAAAAATTTCCTCTCGTTAATGAAAAATAATTTATAAAGGAGTCAAGCATGACTGATCAAGTACAAGATCAAGATGTTGAGCTCGACGAGGAAATCGAAGAAGCTCACGATCCAAAAAATGCTGAAGCTCAGTCTGTAGCAGCTGCTGATAAAGCAGCCGATGCGACTAAAAAAGCCCCTGCTCGCAAGGGTGATAAGAGCAACAGCCAACCGTCTGAATTAAAACCTGCTGGCAAGGCAATGAAGGCCGAAGACGTAGAATTTAATGGAGACTTTAGTGACGACCTTAATGCGCTTGTAGAATCTGAAGCTACATTGAGCGATGAGTTCAAAGCTAAAACAGCGGTAATTTTTGAAGCAGCGGTTAAGTCAAAACTCTCAGAAGAAATCAATCGTTTGGAAGCTGAATATGCTGAGCAATTGGCAGAAGAAGTTGAATCAACGAAAGCAGATCTTGTTGAGAAAGTAGACAGCTACCTCAACTATGTTGTTGAGCAATGGATGGAAGACAATAAAATTGCAATCCAATCAGGTCTTCGTACCGAGATTGCAGAAGACTTTATGGGCAAGTTGAAAGACGTGTTTGTAGAATCTTACATTGAAGTTCCTGAATCCAAAGTTGACCTAGTTGATGAATTGGCAGAAGCAAATGAAGCTTTGGAAGCACAAGTTAACGAAGCAACTGCTAAAGCAATTAAACTTGGTGAAGAGTTAGAATCATACAAGCGTGCAGCGGTAATCCGTGAAGCAGCTAAAGATCTAGCTGAAACTCAAGTTGAAAAGCTAACATCACTAGCTGAGTCAGTTGATTTTGAAAACGAAAAAGCATTTGCACAAAAAGTTGCTACGTTGAAAGAATCATACTTCAGCAAAACAAAAACAGCTGAGTCCATCGTAGATGATACAGAAGATACTTCTGATGAAGTAGTCGTATCTCCAATGATGGAGCAGTACCTTAATGCATTACGCAAAACAAATAAGTAAGTAGGAGATCCAATTATGGAAACTTATGATCGTCTCGTAGAGAAATGGTCTCCAGTATTGAACGAAGAATCAGCAGGCAAAATTGCAGATGCGCACAAGCGCGCTGTTACTGCTGTTGTTCTGGAGAACACAGAAAAAGCACTTCGTGAGCAAGGTGAGCAATCTGCAATGCTTACAGAAGATGCAGCAGCAAACAACACGACTGTTGCAGCAAATTGGAACCCAGTTCTAATCTCACTCGTACGCCGTGCAATGCCAAACATGATGGCATATGACGTATGTGGTGTTCAGCCAATGTCTGGCCCAACAGGCTTGATCTTTGCTATGAAGTCAAAGTATCGCACAACTCGTGCTGGTGCAACTTCTGGCAACGAAGCACTGTTTGATGAAGCAATTTCAGGCTTCTCAGGTGACTCATCTGCAACTCAAGGTTCAGATGGTTCAGGTCTTGGTGGCTTGGCCAATGTTGACTCTGCTGGTGCTATCCCAACATTTGGTGGTGGTATGACAACAGCAAACGCAGAACAGTTGGGAACAACTGGTGAGTCTGCATTCGCTGAAATGGGCTTCACCATTGAAAAAGCAACTGTGACTGCAAAGTCACGCGCGCTGAAAGCAGAGTACACACTTGAGTTGGCTCAAGACTTGAAAGCGATCCACGGGTTGGACGCTGAGACAGAATTGGCAAACATTCTGTCAACAGAGATCTTGGCTGAGATCAACCGTGAGGTTATCCGTACAATCAACTCTCGTGCAAAAACTGGCTTCACAACTTCAAACGCAACTAAATCTGGTATCTTTGATCTTTCAACAGATGCAGATGGTCGTTGGTCAGCAGAAAAGTTCAAAGGCTTGGTAGTACAGCTTGACCGTGAAGCAAACCAAATTGCAAAAGATACTCGTAGAGGAAAAGGTAACATTGTTATCTGTTCTTCAGACGTAGCAACTGCATTGTCAGCTTCAGGCATGTTGGATTACACTCCAGCAATGAGCACTGCTCTAAATGTAGATGACACAGGTAACACATTTGCTGGTACTTTGAACGGTCGCATGAAAGTCTATATTGACCCATATGCAACTGCAGACTACATCACAGTAGGATACAAAGGTACAAACGCATATGATGCAG